CCAGCAGCTGCCGCCGCACTTGACGCCGCAAAGCGACCAGTATTCGTTTGCAGGATCTTGCCCACAATGCCCTCTGCAATAAGCTGTTCTGTAAACGCTTGGTTTGCCTTGCCTGTTTGTGACACGGCGCCACGTGCATCGGTGATATAGCCAGAGACCTTGTGCAGATCACGCATAAGCTGCGATGCTTCTGGGCCAAGCTCTTTACTAACAAGCGCTAGAACAGGTTTGTTTTTTTGGATCCCGCCCCACGTCTTGTTAAATTCAGCAAAGCCAAATGTGCCTTCACGCAGACGGCCTACGGCCTTCCCTTGCGATACGCTTGTGATAGCAGTGGCTATTGTTCGACTGCGAAGATCTTTAGGGATAGCTTTTAGGATGCGGTTCAGGTTCGCCACATCACCCTTTGATGCGTTGTTCACCGCTGTTTGCAGCTTCCGTGCGATGCTACCTTCCAAGTCTTTGCCAAACGCATTGATTATGCGATCCTCTAGACCCTTCTTTTTGGCTGTGATTTGGTTGGCACGGCGCAAGGTGCTGCGCATTTCTGGACCGGCCACGGCCTCAACAGTTTCAAGACGGTCTTCTGCAAGTGCACCATAAACGCGTTTCAGCATGGCAGTGTCGGCGTCAGCATATGGGCCTTGTGACTTGAACAGCGCCCGCCCTACTTCACGGCGTATTTTGTTCATGCCCGCGTATGTAATTTCATTGCCAGAAAGTAACGCTTGTAGTTTGGCCTCTGATCCCGTCAGCTTCAAATCGCCCAAATCCGTCTGGATTTCTTCCATCAGGGCTTTTGAGTTCTCCAATGATGCTGGGGTGGAAGCTTGAACCTGCGTATCGACCTTGTTGTAAAGGCGTGTTGCCTGCTTATCCAAGTCAGCCTGTGTTGCCTGCAAAGAACGCTGTACAACATCTGACACTTCCGCAATATCTGCGTCACCTTGAATGGTTTCCAAAATGTCGTCAGCCGCCTTTTCAGCTTTGACAACAGCGGCATCTAAGCCAAGCTGCGCATCACCGCCCTTCACGTCGCGGGCTTTTGCCGCCGCCATGCGTGTGCGTGGATCACGTGCGAACACGTCTGATGGCATTTCAATGCCCAGCCGCTCCGCCGCCGCCGCCGCTTCGGGGTCAACGTCGGCCATGTCTGCTAATTTCTGACGTGCGGATGCCGAACCGGGGCCGGAACCCGACGCCTTACGCATTAGCTGCGCAACAGTTTCATCCGCCACATCAGGCACGTCCGGCACGTCAACACGCCGCCCAAAGGTTGGCACTCTGGTTGCCATGGATGTTGGCGATCCTGCGAATGCTTCTGGAATGGCGGCAAGGTCTTCGGCCAAACGCTTGCCACCTTGTTCAAACCCCATGGCTTGCGCCGCGTCACCAGCTAGGCCCGCACCGGCACCAACTACCGCGCCAGCGCCGCCCAAAACCGCAAGGCCAGCATCGCCAAACCCGCTGATTGCGCTGCGCACCATTGGCGGTGTGCCTTCAGGTAGCATGGACGCAGTAGGGGAAGGTTGCGGTGTGCCGCCGGGCAAACGCCCAGCCAATGAGCCAATTGCAGCTGACGCCAAATCTCCCCCCGACGAACCCGCATACTGGCGTGTCAGGTCCAAGCCTTGCCCGATCGGCTGTCGAGGCGTTGCAGGGCCGTCATCCACCGTTGGAATTTGGTTTACTGGAAACGTAGGTTCGGCCACCGGAAGGGCTTCGGACACTGGATCAGAATCCAAGCTTGCACCCACTGGAAGCCGCATTCGGCCAGTTCGCACATCCCCCTCGTATTCGGGCGCCTCATAGGCTTCGTACAAGCTCATTCCCGTTGGGATAGGCATGCGACCAGAACGCACGTCAGCTTCATATTCAGCGCGTTCACTTGGCGTCATTTCGCCATCAATGAAAGCCTTGTATGCACCCTCGATTTGTTGCGGAGTGGCTTGCAGCGCGTCTTGGCCCTCACCCCCAAACACCACATCATCACCGCCGCCATCCGCAAAATCAGCTGGTGAAAACTCACCCCCAAGAAGCGATTTCGCTTTTGCACGGTGATCCGCCATTTGACTTTGCACCTTATCGCGCACCGTGCCAGCCGTTCCACCCGCCGCCGTGTCAGACCGGTCAAAGCGGTTCGGACCGCCTGCATTGACAATGGAATAGGCTTGCATCATGCCCATGCCGGGCCTCCAGCCATTACTGCGAAAGTATTTTACAATTGCGCCGTTTTTCCCAAGCTGGCTATCAAGTGCGGCCTGTTCGCTGCTGAAGTCCGCGCCATAGGTTTTGGCCTGTGGCTTGCCAAACTGGATCAGCCCTTCATGCTGCCCCCACTTGGTTGTTGGCCCCTTTTTTCGGGGGTTGAACGTGCCGGCGGTTTCAAAAGAGATGATTGTACCCAGAACAAGTGGCGACATGCCAAGCTCTTCTGCGGTCTCGTTGATGCGTTCTTTTAGGTCCATAAATGGCCCCTTACTTGCATGTCAAAGCCCCCACCCCTACTTTGGGCAAGAACCGGACTGGAATTTTAATGAAAATATTGCTTGCAGCCGTCTATGGCTACGTTTTTGCGGTCGGGCTTTATTTCACCCTGATTCTGTTTTTACTTGCCTTGTCCGTACCCGCCCTAATTGTTTGGGCTTTCGCTACATGGGCCGGTTACTCAGACGACATTGCAACAGGCGGCGCCTTTGTCGCAGTCTTCGTGTCCATTTGGGGATATTTCCAAGCCTACACGTGGTTACAGGAAAAGTGGCACAAGTGGCGCTCTAGCGGTCCGCCCCGTACTTAAGATACGAAGGCCCGCCGGATGAAGGTTTCGATTCTTGATTTGCGCCTTTGGAATCCACCACATCAAGCCAATCGGCAACGGTGTTGCCGGGGCGTGACAGGAAACGCGCCTGTTCATCCAGATAGTCAGACATTTTTTCTTGCGCGGCACGCTTTTCAACCAGCCAATTGCGCAGGTCATCTTCCCGCATGTTTGTCGGCAACGCTGTCTGCATGGCCAGCCGCAATTCGCCTTCACTCAGGGCACCGAAGGTCACAGAACCAACAACATCAAGGCCCAATTCGTTGGCAACCTGACGCAATGTCAGTGTCGCCGCATTCCAAGTTGGGGCGCGGCTTTCAATCTGGCCCGTCTTGGCGCCAGCATCCAATGCAGCAATCGCGCGGTCAATGGTCGAAAGATTGCTGCGAACCTTGCCCGCCGCATCAAAGGCTTTAAGGCCCAATTCGACACCCTTCTTGGCGGCAAGGCTTGACGCTTCAACAGTGGGTTCTTTTTCAAGCCGCGCGTCTAGTTCGCCCGCCTTTTTGCTTTCCGCAATGTCACCGGCTTGCTCAACATCACCCTCCAGTGAGGCGTTGATAGCGTCACGCGCGTCGTCACCCTCCAAAACAGTGTTTGTTGCCACATCAACCGCACGCACGTTCCCGTCTCGCATAGTTTGCACAACGACCCCGTTGCCCACGTTGACTGACTTTTGAACCCGTTGGCTTGCCCCGCTGCCGATCACGTTCTGGGCAGTTCTCGAATCCAGCACAGCCAAGGCAGACCCAATTGTTGACATGGCTGCTTCTGGACTGATTTCGGCAACCTTCAGCATTGCATCCGCCGCCGCCGCCGATGCCTCGTCGCCACTGTTTCGCGCCGCTTCTGCGTATCGCTTGGCCAAGCCCTTGCCCGTCTCAACATCACCATTCTTATAGGCTGTGTAGGCTTGGGAAAGCAGATTGACCGTTCCCTTGCGGCGCTCTTCACTCAACCCCTCGAAAGACGCAGACATGCCCCTAGAAAGCTGCGGGAATTCGGCTTGGATAGCCATGTGGTCTTCAAAGGTTGCATCCGCCCCCTTTTCCACTAAGCCCCGCACAGCCTCTTGGTAAGCGCCGCGCCGCTTTGTCATTTCGTCGTTTTGGGCGATTTGCTGGCCCTGCAAGGTGTTTCGATTTGCTGCGCCTTGGGCCTGAATTTCCAAGCCCTGTTGTGCACCTTCAACCGCAATGGGGTGCAATTCCTGCGCCCGCGCCTCGCGAGCCGCGTTCATGCCGAATTTCTGGCGCTGATCCTGCTGGTCCATGCCTTGCTGAAAGCCTTGGAAAACCCGCGTTGCGGGTTCTTGGGCTACTCTGGTAATGTAATTAATAGGCTGCATTTAGAACCCCCATGATCCGAAAGCGGACGCTCCGGCTGGTGCTTGTACCCCGCCTAGAAGCTGGCCAAAAGATTGACCGATGCCGCCAAGCCCCGATTGAATCGCATTACCACGGGCCAAGGCATTGCCAGCAATTGCCGCACCCTGCTGTTGATAAAGCCCCGATACGGAATCTGCGAAGTTCTGACTTGCCGCCGCTTGGCCGCCCGCAGCCGCTTGGCCAATGCCGCTTAGGCCACCCAAGCGCTGATATTGCGTGCCGATTTGTTGGGCTAGCATTTGGGGGCGAAACTGCGCCAATGCCGCCTGCGTGTTGCCACCACGAAGCCCGCCTGTTGCCGATGCGTTCTGTAGTAGCGCCTCTTCACCTGTCTGGATTGCCGCCGCGAGTTCTGGGCTTTCGGAAATGCCTTCGATAGATGCCTGCTGTGCGTTTGCACCATTAATTCCAACCAAATCAGCCATTGCGCCGGTGGCATCGGTGCCGGCGCTTACAAAAGGCGCCATTAATTCAATGACAGCATCAAATTGTCGCCTTTGCTCGTCAACGGAAAGCTGTGTGGACGCGACCTGTGCGTCGGACGCATCGCCTGCGGCGTCAGATTGTGCTTTGGCGCCCACGATACTTGACCCCGCGCCAATACCCGCAACTGCAATAAGTGGATTAGGCATTTTCAAACTCCGACATATATTCTTTGAATGTTTCGCCATACAGCCCAAGGGCTAACTGCGATTTGTCTGACGATGGGCCATGCACCAAAGCGGCACACAGGCAAACAACGTCATAATACCCAGCCCGCCAGACAAATGACCGTTCGTCTGCGTTGCCTTCGACCTCGGCCTTATCCGACGCCAACCACTTCAAGATTGCAGTCGCACAGGCAGGGATAAGCCACGTTTGATGCGCCTGATAAAATGGGTTACTCGGCATCTTTACCAAGCTTGCCCAGACCGCCGCGTCAAGTTGCTTCCGGTCATCATAGTCGCCATCCGCAATGTCATCGAAAAGCTGAATTGTCCGCCATAGGTCAACTAGCCATTCACTTGCGGCCTGCGGTAGATCCAGCCGCGAAAAGCCTTCAGTTAATGCAGCTTCGTAGGCGTTCACGTGACTTCCACACCGCTAACACGCGTCGTCAATGCACTCGCGGTGCCAGAGGACATGCTCAGTACGCTATTCGGCTCCAGCACATGCCCCGATAGTGCATTCAGCGCCAGTGTTTGGGCGGCCTGCACCGTCCGGTCCTTGATGTGGCTAACCCCGTCAATTTCGACATTCAGAACCGCCGCCGTTGCGGTGATGTTTGTGACCGTGACCGCCTCAATAATCGCCCGCAAGTTCACGGCTGTATATTGGTCTGTCATTGTATTTTCGATGGTCTTTGACGCAACAAGCGCCTTGGGTGTAACTGTCATGTGACCTCCACGATCAATCCATTTTCTATTGTCAGCACTTGGCCAACGGCCACGGTGATTTCTTCACTCAACCCCACATGCCTTTGCTGGATTGAGACCCTATCGGCGTCATCAACAACGCCCCTGCGAACCGAAAGCACATCAGCCGCTTCACTTGTTGGGTGGAAGCGTTGCAACACGTCGTCCGGTTCAACCAGGGCGGGACGCAAGGCACCACCAACAGCCAAAGCCTCGATGGCTGCGGAAAGTACCTCAACCCTTTCAGGTGTCAGCTGGCCTGAAACCTGAAACAGACGTTCAATCGCCTGTACCATCCGCATGTCACCCTTATAAAATGCAGAAAGCGTGTCACGCGTTGGCGCAATCGGATCTACCATGCCAATCCCTCAACCCGCGCATCTACACGGCTGAAGCTGGTCGGCTGTGCCGTTGTGCCTGTAAACCGGAAAAACCGTGCATCGCGCATGTAGCCTTGGCGCACCCACTTCATGGCGCTGCCTGCTGTGATGGTTTGTTTTGGCGACCATTCTTCGCCATCAGCGCTATACTCCAGTGAAACCGATTGCTCAGGGTGGCGCTTCAAACGTCCGACCAGTTCGACCTCGTGGAAGATGCCGCCGTTGCCTTCTGCATAGACGATAGGCGTGATGATTTCCCAATCCAGCGCCTCACCCCATATGGTGCCTATAGTGTCGTCCACATAGCCGATTGCGCCATCCGCCGCCCGCCCTACAGTCCATCGGTTGCCATGCCACACAAGGTGCCTGAAGTCGGAGTGAAGCGTGTACCAAGCAGGCTGGCCAATAACCGCTGTTGCGGCTTGATCGTAACACAGCGTGCAATCTGGAAGGTGGATCAACAACGTATTGTGGTTCCGGTCTGTCCACTTTTCCAGAACGATGCTGGCCAGTTCGGATTCCGTATATTCCAAAAGCCTGCGATCAATTTCCGATGTTGAAATTTTCGTAGGGGCGCCGCCCACTCCCGCCCATATAGCGGGGCTTTCGTTTCGACCACCGCCTACAAACATAATCGCACCGTCAAATTCAATTGCGGCATGTGTGCCGACCGCGCCTTTGTTAATCTGCGCACCAGATACGACCTGAAACGGGAAGTTAGACCCGCCAATGTTGGAAAACACTTCGATTGTGTATTGGTTGATTGCGTAGACTTCATTGGACTGTCGCAGCACGCAGACCACCGGGTCCGGGTCAACTTCAGAGGATGCGTATTTCAGGGGGTTCACAGAAAACGGGTTTGACAATTCAGTGACAACGATGTTTTCCCCATCCGTTGTGATGAAGTATCCGCCCTGCCATGTGACGCTCAGGGCGTCCCCAAGGTCTGGATCGACAACACGTCGCAGCACAGTCCCGTCATACAGCCACAGCTTGCCATCGGCTGCAATGCCAAGGTAGTCAAAGCTCCGAACCATAGTTGCCGTATCTGTGCCGGTGATTTCGCCGACCAGACGCTGCGTCCCGTCTTCGTAGATTTGGTACAGGTTCGCGCCTTGCACGCGGTACAAATCGCCCTTCCATTCGGCGCCGCCACGGCAAGGACCACCAGACGTGCCATACTGCCTGACACCCCGCGCGGTGCGCAAATGGCCCACGCTTACCCCCGTCATTTTCGGCACAGGGAAAAGGTTGCGCGGATACGATGTGCGCAACTCTGCTGTGCTGTCGGCATAGATGCCAGAGACGATGGGCAGGCGCATTAGGCTGTCAGCCCTGTAACGCGGGTCAAGCCTGCACCCACAAGAGTTGCCTCAGTGCGTGTGGTTGGCAAGTTGATCGTGGTTGCAGTCAGGTTAGAGAACCAGCCAATGCTTGAGAAATAGCTTTCGTTCGGCAGTACGGTTGTCTGCGTTGCGCCTGCACCTTGCGCTTGAATCTGTGCGGAAATAACCGTCGCCAGATTGAAAACGGAAATAGAAACCTCTTTCCCGTTTGATTGTGAGAACACGCGGACCAGATCACTGGATGCCAAATCACTGACGTTCAAGAGTTTGTTTGTTTCAGTTGTCATGCTGTATATCCATTTGATGGCTTTTCGTCACCTTCGACCAAATCAACGCGGTGGGTGCGCTTGTGTCCGGCGCCAGCGATAGATCCGCGAGACTGTCGGGCGGGGATGATTGCGGTTCGTGCCTGCAACATCTGAAACCCACGCCGCGCCTTGTGTTGCGTTGCAGGGAAGGGCTGCTTGCCAAATGAGGGGGCGATTTCGATGGCCAGACTGTTGATAACCGCACTGACCGCCGTTTCCGCGATCCCGCTATCTTTATCGAGGTCATCAACAGTCGGCGTGTTGGACATGGCGAACCCCGTCACAACGCCTTCACCATGCCAAGCGCCCATCATAATGTTAAGCGTAGACAGTGCGTCCATCATGTCTTGTGGCTGTGCTGTTAGAGCGTACTGCCCCAAGCCCAATTCAGATAGGGCCTTGGCGATGATTTGGCGCTTGGTATAGGCCATTTACTTGGCCTTCTTAGGCGTGTCAGACCACTTTTTAGATTTCAATGCGGCGGCCACATCTTCAACCGTGTAAAATTCCTTGGTGGATCCGTCTTCCTTGGAATACAGGACGCACTTTGTTGGTGTTTTTTCTTTATCAGTCATATCAACCTCCGGTGTGGCGGACGGGACCGAAGCCCCGCCCTTTGTGTTTAGGTCTGGCCTTCAAGCAAGATGCCCGCGTGCTCGTAGTTCAGAACGTTGACGTTTGCCCAAATAAACATCCGATAGCTGGCCGTCAGGGTGTCGATGTTGCTGTCTGACAGCATGGCAATGCGCACACCGCTATCCGTCACGGCTTCACGCACGCCTTTGCCAGAGTTGCGGAATTCATCCATGTTCCAATCGGAGTGAACAATTTCCACCGCGCCCTTTTCGTAGAACACAGAACTTGGCTTGGTCACTGTGTTGATAACAGTGATGGCCGCGTTGTCCGCAGGGGTTGTGCTGACGTTGGCGTAAGCCTTTTGTGCGTCGGCCGAACCGTCCGCAGGGATGATCGATGGTGCAATTGTCCAGTTAGCACCATCAATGGCCGTGATGCGGAAGGTCTTCAGCTGCCCTGTGGACTGCTTGTTGATGTGACCGACCGAGAACACGCCCGCGATGGTAAAGCAGTCGCCAACCGCCGCTGCTGAACCCGTGTCAACCGCCAGCGTTTGTGTGCGGTTATCAACCGGGATGCCGTTCGCGTCGTTTGCCACAGGTGTGGTGTTCTGTGCGGCGCCATTGACCAGATAACCGGAAGCGGAAGAACCTGTGATAGTCTTGCCGTAATCCGTGCGGAAGGTTTGGAACCCACCGATGGGCGGCAGGGCGTTGCGCGAATAGGCGTCCATCACAACGTTGTTGGGCGTCTGACGTGATGCCAGCCCGCCCGCCAAGTTCTTGGACATGCGCGGGTTAAGAAGCATAATGCGTTCACCGCGTGTAACCTGCTGTTCAAGCATAACGGCGTCGGCTTCCGCCGCTTCGTCATAGCTGTTGATGTCGCCAGAATTGGTCACGACAAGCGAACCTTTGCTGGCAATCTCGTTGGCAACCATTGTGTCAAGCTTGTTGGACAGCATGATCGTCGCTGCACGAGACTTGTTTGTCAGCATGTGGCTGTTGTTCATGTCCGTGCCGGTGAATTTGACAGGTACGTTGCGGATGTGCGTTTCTGCAAGCGTTGTTGGCACTGTCAGTTCAATCAGGTCTTTGTAAGACGAAGACACGTCACGGCCATCAACCACTTCCGTCAGGACTGGCATCGGGCGATAGAACGTCTGCGCAGACAGGGCCATCGCGTTGGCTTCGGGCTTGTACATCGAAACATTGTTGGCCGACACGTTAAGAGCTTCGAAACCCTCAACAACTTCATTGAAAAAGATGTCAACCTTGGTGGAAAAATCGTTTGCCATTGTATTGGCTCCTTATTTCGAGGCACGCTTTATGCGCTGGTATTCGCTGAAATCGCCCGTTGATTGGGCTTTGGCGAATGCCTCGGCTAGTTTCTTTTGCCCTGACTGCGGCGGCGGGGTTTTCCCGCTTAGGCTTTGGTCAGGCTTCGGCTTGTGTTTCACTCCGGTGACAGTCATTGCAGACTCCAGTTGGGCCAGTTTGAACGCGAATTTGATGGGATCTGTTTCCGCCGCAAGTTCCGCTGCCTTCTTGGGGTTCTTTCCCAAGGCATAAACAACCAACTCAGGTCGCTTTGCGTTATCGACAACGATGGATTGCTGCACGTTGCTAAGAACGTCAGCCACTGCGTCTTCAACTTCCTGAAAGTCTTTCACCCCAAGCGCGTTTTTTGCCGTCTCATAAGACTGGTGGCGCTCTTGATAGGATTCAACGGCTTTTCGTTCTGCCTGCCTGTCAGCGTCCGCTTTCGCATCAGCTGCCCGCTTGGCTTCGTTCCATTCCAACAGCTTTTCGGTGAAAACACCTTCGTCGAATTCGCTGCCTTCAAGGGTTGGCCTTGGCCCAAGCTCAACCTGTTCAGGCGTTGGCTTGGCTTCAAGTTCTTTCAGGCGTCTTTTCAGGTCGCGGTTTTGGCTGCGAAGATCACGAAACGGGGCAGATACCTCGTCGTCATCTTCCTGTTCAAGCGATACAGTCAAACCCTCGTCAGGTTCATCATCGCTTTCATCAGTCGCATCATCGCTTTCGGGTTCAATCTCTGGCGCCGCATCGGGGGCCTCGTCTTCAACCTCTGGCGCATCGCCTTCAACAATTACCTCATCTTCGGGCAAAGGCCCGTTTTCTTCGTCTAGCATTTGTCACCTAATCTCGCACAAGGGGCGCGGTCCCGTTATCTCACAGCTTACGGGGCTGCGGTTCCCGATCCTAAAGCGGCGTTGACCAGTTCCATCGCACTCATTGCTTGTGCGCGTTCGGCTTGGTCAATCCCCGCAAGTGTTTCCAGTGTCCTGGCCTTTTGCAGATCAATGTCCGCCATGGCCTTAGCTGCCTGCGCCTCGTTTTTCTGGGCCTCAGACTGCAAATAAATCGCGTTCGGGTCAGGCTGCTGTGGCTGTTGCGCTCCTGCCATTTCCGCCTGTTCTTGCTCGGTCGGGTCTTCGACCCCCATAGCGACAAGCTGCTTGCGGAAGTAATCACGCATAGACGACATGCCCTCGCCTTCAAGGCTGCGCATAATCGTTGCCGTAACAACCTTCTGATCCGACGGGTCTGTCACATACTGCAACATGCTGGTCATGTTTTGAATGACCGCTTGGCGCTTGGTTGTGGATGTTGGCCCAATGTCAACGGTAACATCAAAGCGGGCCTTGGATATGTCCGCCTCAACAACCGGGGCGCCCGTCTTGTCGTCAAGAACTTCACGCCCGATCTCTACAAAGTCAGGCGTATCGTCTTCGCCAATAGCTTTCATCATGCGGCCCTTGTCTGGGCCATACACATCACGCGCCATGCCCATCCAAACCTGCGCACAACGGCGCACGGCCTTTGCCATGTTGGACACGTAGATAAATGTCTGACCATCCAAGCGGCTTTGAATCAACTCAACTGCCTTGCCAGACAGGTTGGACATGATTTCTTCGCCGCCCTGCTGGTTGCCCAGAATGTCTTGCATGTCGTCTTCGGTTAGCTGCAATAGCGCCGCCATAGCCTGTGAGACTTCCGCGCTTTCGGTGTATCCAACCGGGCCCGCTGGCACTGTTGAGCCATCAGGGTTTTGCAGCTGGTTCAGCAACAGATACGCAGGACGGTCAACAGCCTTGGTTGCCCATGTGTTTTCATGCCCGGCCACCTGTTCGGGGTGGAATATCGGAGTGCGCTCACCACCGCTTGCGGCTTCCTCTGCAAGCCTGCTGATTTGCATGTTTTTAAGGCGCTGCATGTCCTTGGATAGACGCACATGCCCCATGAAGCGTTCTTGCCCATCAACGAACCAGCGCTTGCCGTAGACAGGGACCACAGGAATATCAACACCCGCGATATAGCCCGCGTCTTCCAGAACTTTGCCGCCTGACATGATGTACTTGCGGACCTTGCGGCGCTTAACCGACTTTGTGGATACAGGTATTGTACCAACGGCGCCCAATTCACGGCGCTTTTCTTCCGTCAGTTGATCGTCAGTGTAGGTTTCCGTCTCGCCCGAAATGGTCCGATAGCGATGCACATCTTCACGCGCCTCCTCAATCCGGTAATATTCCGCGACGTAGACCAGATCCGCTGTGGTCCAGTCGAATGATGCGTTTTCAACAGGCTTGGCCCAGCTGCTAGGGTCATCGCCGTATTCACGCTTATAAGCGTCCTTGGTCATGCCCGTCAGAACAAAAGCGTGTTGTGCATCCGACTTGTCCTGACGCTTTGCATTTGCGTCAAAGAACACAGTGCAATCCGCATCAAGGATAGGCTCGAAACGAATACGCTGATAGTCGCTATCGTCGTCGTATGGATCAAGATAGTCCGTCACCAACCGCCATGCACCTATGCCACCGCCCACGGCTTCTTCGAAAGCGTTATCCATGGCCTCTTCGGCTTGGCTGTCCTGTTCGTCGGCGCGGTACAATCCAGCACACAGGTCAGCAAGTTCGTCACCTTCGTCACCGGTTCGGCTCACAAAAGCAGGCGCAATGCGGTTGTTGCGGTAGTCGTTGATGATCCGAATAATCGAAAGATGGATTTTGTTGCTTTCCATCTGAATACGGTTGTTGAATTGCTCACCTAGAACGCCCTCCCACTGCGCACCGGCAATGGAATAAA